TCCTTGATTTGTAATTTTTGGGTGAGATCTAATTTAAACATGTGTACAGGATAATTCAAGAAATCTTTTTTAAATTGTTTTCTTGACAGATAATTTATGTTATGAAAGGAGCAGAAAAAAGAATGAATATTAAGAATAGATCGATAGTTGTAGGAAAAGTTATTAAAGAGTATCAACTTCCATTAAATGAAATTGAACAACTAAATAATATTTATGAACAAGAAAAAGAAAAACTAAATTCATTTGGCGATAGACTTGCTGGTCGATTAGATTCTGAATTAGATTTTACGAAGTTAATTGAAAAATGTGATATATATAAATCAATAATTCATTGCATGACTGATTATATAAATGCATGTAGAGTTTTCTTTGATCATCACACAGAAAAAAGTAATTATAATTTAGAAATACTAAGTTGTTGGATTAACGATATGAAAGCTGGAGAATACAACCCTCCTCATACACATCATAATAATGAAGGATGGTCTACTGTTCTGTTTCTTAAAGTACCACATTTTGTTAACGATTTAAAAAAAGAACCTCATAGATTTAGAGATGGTCAACTATTTTTTAACAATATAAATGTGGATGCTGGACAATGGTTTATGCCTGAAGTTGGTAATTTTTATATTTTTGAAGCGCAACATACACACTCAGTAATGCCTTTTAAAACAGTGAGGGAAACAGACGTAAGAAGATCCATGTCATTTAATTTTATTCATAAGTAATGAAATTATTATCTTTGGTTGTTGGGCATGATGCTAGTGCTTGTGTCATAAAAGATGGAAATATTTTATTTTTTATGGAGGAGGAAAAACTAACATATTTAAAAAAAGATCATTTTCCACTTAATTTATTAAAAGAAGTAAAAAAATATGTTGATGATGAAATTGACGTTTACATAATAACTTATATTGATTATCCCGATCGTGAAGTAGAAAGTATGTTTGCAATCTTTAAAGAATTCTTATTAAAAAAAAATAACATTAAAGCAAAAAAAACTTTAATAGAATTAGATCATCATTTGATGCACGCTTCATGTGCTTTTTATGGTTCAGGATTTACAGAAGCTCTTGTTTTTGTGTCGGACGGAGGAGGTCGTGTTGAAGGAGATTGGGAAAATCAAGAATTTGAATCTGTTTATGCTGCAAGTTATCCTTGTAATTTTAATCTATTAGAAAAAATGTATAGAACATCTTTTTCTGGAAAGTGGGATGATAATAATCCAATCTATTCTATGGGAGGAGCTTTTCAAATGGTTTGTGAAATGTTAGATTTTAAATGGTATGATTCAGGAAAAATAATGGGCCTATCTGCTTACGGAAATGATAATAAAAACATAGATAATTTTTTTATTAAGAAAGATAACAAATGGATTGCAAATAAATATTATTATAAAATTTGGGGCGAGCTTGAACAAAAAATTGACAGTGGTTTAGATTTAAAAAAAATAAAAAAACAACTTGAATCTTTTCAATACAAAGCTGATCTTGCTTATAAAGTTCAAAAACAAAGTAAAGAACGTTCTTTAGATAGAATTAACGATATAACCAAAAAAAATAAAATTAAAAATTTTGTTATGACAGGGGGATACGCTTTAAACTGTGTTAACAATTATGAATATATAAAAGCTTTTCCAAATATTAATTTTTATTTTGACCCTTTAGCCAACGACGGAGGCACTTCGCTCGGCGCTGCTAAATATTATTGGCATAACTTTACTAATGATAAAACAATAAGACCATTAACATCTTTGTATTTAGGACATGACTGTTAACAAAGAAATTGTAGATAAAATATTAAATCAAAAGATTGTAGCTTTATTTCAAGGTAAGTGTGAAGCGGGTCCAAGAGCATTGTGTAATAGATCTATATTGTTTGATCCAAGAAATAAAAACGGTCGAGATATTGTTAACACTGTAAAAAAAAGAGAATTTTTTAGACCTTTTGGAGCCACTGTTATGTTAGAGCATGCTCACGATTGGTTTGAAATGTTAAATATAAAAGAACTTCCTTTTATGACCGTAGCTGTGCCGTGTAGAAAAGAAAAAATAAAACAAATACCAGCGGTTTTACACATTGATAACACCTGTAGAATACAAACAATAACTGCAAAACAAAACAAAATAATGTATAATATATTAGAAATATTTTATGAAAAAACTGGCGTACCAATGTTGTTAAATACATCTTTTAATTTAGCTGGCATGCCTTTAGCAGGCACAAAAGAATTAGCACATTTTACAATTAATAATTCACAAATTAATTATTTATTTATAAGAGGAGAAAAAAATGCTGAATAAAAAAATTACCTTTTGTGCAACAAGTTCGGATATGCTTGATATTTGGCCACATCCAACGCCAGCTTCTAAAGCAATACCTGAAGAATATAAAAAACTTAATAGATTTAATAATAAAAATATTCACGACCCTACTTTAAAAACATGTATGCCTTTCTTAGATTCTTTAACAGCTGGTTATATATTGTATTTTGAACAAGATTATTTAGTAGATCCTGTAGAAAATGACTTTGAAATAAGCCCTGCTAACAGACAACGAGATGATGTTAGTTTTCATAACAGGACACAATTACCTGAAAAATGGCATAAAATAACTGGAGAAAATGCTGGAAAATTTCACAATAAATGGTTAATAAAAACACCTCCTGGATATAGTTGTTTGTTTATAAAACCAATGAACAGGATTGAAGAAAGATTTGATATTATACCAGGAATTGTTGACACTGATAATTATGTTAATTTAATTAATTTTCCTTTTATCTTACGTAAACGAGACGAACAATTTTTAATTAAAAAAGGAGAACCTATGGTGCAAATAATTCCTTTTAAAAGAGAGTCCTGGAAAATGTGGTCAGGTTTTTATATGGAAAAACTACATAAAAAAACAATGGATCTTTTAAATAGTGAATGGATTGATAGATATAAAAAAATGTTTTGGAACAAGAAAAGTTTTAAATGACAAAGTATCATCCAAATTTAGAATTAAAAGAATTTATTAAAGTATATGAAAATGTATTAGATTTAGATGTTTGTGAAAAAATTATTAAAAAAGTAGATTATTTAAAATTTAGAAGAGCAAGAGTAGGTCAAGAAAACGGAGGTAGAGAAAGTGAACAAAGAATTTGTTATTCAAAACCTTTAAGTGAAGAATTTGAAAAAGAAGTATTTAATTCTATTGGAAAAGTTTTACAACTTTATGAAAAAGACTTTCCTTCTTTTTATTTAGGATCAGAGGGAATAGACACAGGATATGATCATTTACTTTACAAAGGAGAAGAAAAAGGAGAATACGTAACTCATATTGATCACATGGAAAAAGAACCTAGATTAATTAGTATTTCAATACTTTTAAATAATAATTTTGATGGCGGTGATTTTTGTTTTTTTGATGAACATGTTGTTAAAAATAAGGTAGGGGGAGCAGTGGTGTTTCCAAGCAGTTTTATGTTTCCTCACGGTGTACTACCTGTATCAAACGGAGATAGACACGCAATAGTAACATGGATTCGTTAGATCAAAAAAAATATAAATACGTTAAAAATATACTTTCATCCGATATGGTTGATTTTTTAACTTCTTTTAGTTTAAAAAAAAATAGTAGAGTAGATGATGAAGTTCCTTTAGCCTTTGGTCTTCATTCAGCCGATTCTGAAATATATTATCATACACTTCAATATTTACTTCCTATCATGGAAAAAGAAACAAATTTAAAACTAAAACCCATATATTCTTTTAATAGAATTTATTTTGGTGGAGCTGAACTCGTAAGACATAAAGACAGAGATGAGTGTGAAATAAGTGCATCAATTACTTTGCAATATTCTTATGAAGATAAAAGTTACAAGTGGCCTTTATGTATGGGAGACATTCCTATCGTTATTGAAACAGGGGATGGTGTTATATATAAAGGGCGTGAAATAGAACATTGGAGACCTGTTTTTACACAATCTAATAAATCTTGGCATCATCAATTATTTGTTCACTATGTAGATTTAAATGGATCTTTTAAAGATTTAAAAGAAGAAGTATTTTAAGAATAGTTAGGGTCGTAATCAATCCAAGTTTTACCTTCAGCATTATTTGTGCCATTAGTTTCATCAGATTCTACAGCCGCATCATAAGTCGTTCTGGCTTCCTCTATTTGTAATTGTCTTGTTTCTGCCCACGTTAATAAAGCTGCAACAGTTGTTGATCCAACAGCGTCACTTGTAGCATTTAAATCTGTATTACCAGTCATATTTTCATTAACGTCTTTGTGTTGAATTTCATTTTGACCTGGTAAATTATTCCATATGATACAATGAACATTATTACCAATGTCTGGCATTGCGTTTCCTCGATCTGCCCATTCAATTATACCTCCTTGATCAACTAAGATATTATCTCCAGGTTTAATTACAATTTGTGTTGCCATGAATATCTCCTAATGCTTTATAATATAGTTAACCACCACAAAAGGTGAGAATGAATTAGTTCCTGCCGCTGTGACAGTTCCTGTTAAACTTGTAGTAATATTACCTGTCAATGTTCCAGATAAAGTATGACTGTGAGTATGACCTGTTCCACTTCCAATTATTTCATTTGTAGGATTTCCTTTTTGTGAGGTATTGGGGAAAAAATCAAAAGGTCCATTTGCATTGGATTGTGTAGGTTGATTTTGAAGAGCCATAGTGGATGGATGTTTTGCAAAACTGTTTCCACCAAATGGATTTGGTGCACCACAAACAAGTCTGTGAGAGTGTGATGCTAACTGAGCTGTTGTTAAAGAAGTATTAGCAATATTTCCTGTAATAGTTACCGATTGGTTTGTAGCGTTTGTAGCCCCTTGGTTGTTAGTTACAGAAACCGTGACTGTATTTGCACCACCAGTACCTGCTAAGTTATAGGTATTACCATCATAACCTTGTGGCATTTTACCTTGTAATTGAGGAACGTTGAAAGTTGTAGAACCATCACCAGATCCGTAAGTTGTAGAAATTACAGCAAATAAATCTGCATACGTTGATCTTGATACGGCAGCACCATTACATAACAAATAACCATCTGGAGCTGCAGCAGCGGTCCAAGGTTTAATTGCACCTACTTCACTTCTGTTTACTATATCTTGTAAGTTAGCCATTAGTCGTTATATTTCAACCTCCATCCATTGTCACTGTTTACATAAACAAGCGCAATGCCCGCACCATCAGTGCTTATTGTTAAATCTGACGTAGCTCCCTGAATCTTTTGAGAGTTACGACCTACTGTACAGTTGTTTGTACCAAAAGTTCCCTCAGCGTCAATAATTTTTACTTGATTACCAATTGAAGGAGAAGAAGGTAAAGTTATGGTGACAGCACCGCCAGACGTATCAACAAAAAGATTGTCACCATCTGATGCTGTGTAATTACCAGTTTTAATTTGCCAAGCTTCACCTAAACCAGCTAAAGAAAAAATATCATACCAGTTAGTTCCGTCAGTTGCCACTAATCTATATTTACCATTAGTAACTGTGACAGTATTTCCTGAAGCTCCTAGTCTCGCAGAGATGTCAGCACCACCAGAAATGTTATTATAAATACCATAAGTTTTTTGAGTTGCTGGAAACTGTACGGTGTGAGTTGTAGAAACTGTTCCTGTAAAAATTAATTGATTTTGTCTTGCTTCATTGTTTGCTTGAGTTTGAGGACCATCGCCGTTTGATAGCGTAGTTGAAGTTCCTGTTGTGATAGCTTTAGAATAAACACCCGCAATCGCAAATTCAAAAACCTGAGAAAAGTTATTATTTGTAATAGTACCCCAAGTACCTGAATTTTCTCCTGTGGTTTGTAGCTCTATTCGTAAGCCTGTTGAATAAGTTGAACTCATTTAATCTCCTAATAAAGTTTTAGTAATTATTTTAAAGTTTGTCAAAACTTTTATGCGGCTTTGTGAACTTCTGTCCAACTTATATCCGAGTTAGAATCATCTACAGCAGACCAGAAGGTCCCTTGTAAAGTTCCAGTTGTACTTGTAGCAGAAACGCCAGTTAATGTAAAGCTTACATCTGTGCGAATATTTAAAGTTCCAGTGCTAGATGTTGCAGAAACACTAGGTGCTTCATAGCTAGTTTCTTGTGTTTCATCTCCTAAAGAAAGTGTTGTTCCAATACCAGTAACAAATACTGATGTCCCAGCAGTGCCTAATGCTGAAGTCATTGCATTACCAGAAGGGAATACAACAAATTCTGGATCTGCCTCTGGTGTGCCTAGAGAAACATCAAGTTGAGGTTCACTAGCTGCAACAACAGTAACTTGTGAATCACCTGTTATAGAGAAAGTTCCTATTGATGAAGTAGTTGAAACTCCAGTAACAGAGATATTTTGATCAGTTGTATTAGATACAGTTCCTAGGCCAGATGTTAAAGCTTGACCTGTTAAAGCTTGTGATAGTCCAACAGCGCCCCATTGTTGATCTCCCCATCCTATAGAACCACCTGTATTTATATCTGTGTCACGGTTCCAACCAGTTGTTTTTGTAACTGAGCTTGACTCATCACCTAGTGACAAAGTCATTCCTATACCAGTGACAGAAATATTTTGATCGGTTGCAACTGTCTCAGTGCCTAAAGAAACAGTAAGAGCAATGCCAGTTGGATTAACTTGAGCAATACCTGTAGCAGTAGCAGTACCTAACGCAGACGTTAAGCCAATGCCAGTTACAGATATGTTCTGATCAGTCGCAACTGTCTCAGTACCGAGAGATGACGTGAGGCCATTACCTGTAACAGAAACAGGTGCTTGTTGGTTCCAGGCACC